TACCGATTCGGTACTAGCAAAGTACGTTTTCGGTACACCCTGTACCATATCGGTACTAGTACTGTTTTGGGACACCTGTACCGATTCGGTACTATCGACCTGTACCGATTCGGTACTAGCAAATCCCCATTTTTTGTAGTCCTTGTTGACGCCCACCACAGACCCGTACACGCCTGCCGATTTGGTGATCACCTTCATGTCAGCAAGTTGGTTCAAAGTGGTCGTCGCATGCGTACGATTCAGTCCGCACATGCCACCAATTTGGGATGCTGACACGTCGTCAGTCTTCTTCCCGTAGCCGTAAGTCTTCCTCATAATGGCGAGCAGTACCTTGAGCTGGCGCCCGGTGAACGGGTAGGCCAGGATGGCGTCGTATAGCTCGTTGGCGACACGGATATGGCCGTCTTCGAGTTGGGGCGAGCGCTCATCCTGCATGCCTATGCCCCGCTCAGCCCAAAGCGCCGAAACGCCCAATCAACCACGCCGGCAGGCACGAGCCCCCAGCAGTACAGCTCGACCAGCGAGCGTTTGATAATGGATTTCATGCCGCCCTCTTCATCGGTTCGTACGCACGCCGATAAGCCGCCTCGATTTCAGGCGTCCACAGGCTGCGCGATATCAATTCAGCCCGGCAGCGATCCACATAGACCACTTCCAACTGCCGGCGCTTCTCTTTGGGGATACCGCCCGTATCGTGGTGGCGGTGGCAGTCCGGGCACATGGGGAACGTCTGCGTGTCGCAAGCCTTCAGCCCCATGCCCTTGCCGAAATTCGCATGCGCGACCTGGCTGGGGCCTTCCTTGCCGCAGCAGACGCAGGCAAGCTGGGATACGTTGCGGCGGTGCTGCTCGCTGCGCAGGCGGGTGAGTTTGGGGAACATCATGCCGCCACCTCAACTGTCGAAATCTTGTTGTCAGCGCACCACGCCAGGACGTACTCAATCAGACTGGTCATCCGCTGGACTGACATATGGGCGGACGATTCGCGGATGTTCACGAACTCGCCCTCGATACCGGGAATCATGTCAGCGCCCAGGCCGGTAGCCACCGCATGGCCGGAAATCATGACGACCTTCCATTGGTGTGGCGTCAGGGTGCGTCCGTGCAGTTTGGCTTGCTTGCTCAGGTCGGAGAAAAGCGCATGCAGCAAGGCGTTCTGGTCCAGGCTGCGGGTCGGCTCTTTGGGGTATTGGAAGTAGTAGCCGTCCGGCGCGTCCATCACAGCCTGGATAGCCAGGCGGCGCGTGTGGGGGGTTAGGCGAATTTGCTTCATGCCAACCCCGCCGCTTTCATCAGAGGCTTGAGCGCGGCAAGGGCCTGCAACAACTCGGCGTTTGCGGCTTCTTTCTTGTTGGATTTATCCGACAGGAACTTCTCGATCAGGTAGTAGATCGGCGTGTAGTCCCCGGATTTCTCCAGGTACAGCTCGAAGTCATCAATGCCGAATTTGCGCTGGCTGTCGTCGCTGAGCTGGTTCCCCAGGTTGCCGGGGCTTTCGTTAAGCTCGATCGCGCATAGGGAAAGACCGCGCTTGTAGATGCTGGTCGCCACGCAGTCCCGCAGGTTCCGGTGACGGTCCAGCAGGCCCGGCTCGAAGTCCAGGGTCAGCTGATTTTTCTCAGGTCTGATAGCCACTGATAAAACCTTTTGTCAGTCGTTGTCACTGGGGTACAGAAGAATGGGCGGCATGCCTAAGCACACCGCCCCTCTATGCAGATTCTTTGGATTCGGCCAGTTCAGGCCAGGTGCGCCAGTAGTCTTCAGGACGGAGATCCTGGCGGCGTATAAGGCCGCCCGAGGCCAACTCCAGGCCCATGCAGTTTTCTGGCGACGGCAGTCGGCCTTTGTAGCGAGTTCGCCACTGTCGGATCTGGGAGTCGTTTTTGACGTCGTAGCCGAGCTCAATCATGCGGGCGCGCAACTGCGCCACGCTGAGAGCGCCAGGGGAAGACAGGTATGAGTTCAGGTCCATACGCGCATACTAGTAGCGTTTGCTACGTTTCGCAAGTAGCAAATGCACCCGTAGCGCATGCTACTGTCCCGCGCATGAATGAGGTTGAGCTAAACGAGTTCAGGATGGGCCGTTTGTCGGCCGCCGTGGACCACGTATCGAAAGGGAACAAGACCGACTTTGGACGCCGACTCGGCTACAAGGACGGGGCATTCGTTCGTCAGATGCTTTCCGGCATTCGGCCCGTCACAGAAAAGACCATCTGGGCCATCGAGGCAATGCCCGGGATGAAGGGCTGGTTCGATATGGAGGGCGTTGATGCGGCTGCCGCGCCACCCCCTGACGATAAAGATTGGCCATTTAAAACCATCGCGGCCGCTGATGTTCGTGCTCTGCCCGCGAGCCAGCTCACAGCGCTGGAGGGTGCTCTCGCGCTTGCCATCGCACAGCTGAAGATCGGTTTGAACGTCTCGCCGCCTCCCTCTCTGGCGCCCGCCTCGGTCATCCCGTTACGGGCTCACAAGCCCGGTGGCCTGGTCGATATGGATCATGCGGATGACCCATTCCCGATGCGCATAGCAGGCTTGCCGCCGGCGCCCTGGGAGGGTGGCCAGACGACATTCGAAGCAGACCGCAATCCGAAAATCCGGATCAGCACTCAGACGGGCGTCATTGCGAACGCCGGACCAGGCGAGCCGCACGCCGCCAATGACAGATTCGAGAAGGTGCCGGAGCTAGCCGAGGTGCGCTTGGCTGCCGGCGACGGCATTGAGAACCACAGCGAAGACCAGACCGGCATGATCCAGTTCCGCCGCTCTTTCCTGCGCTCCGTGGGAGCCGATGCAGGTCGAGGTCGAGTGGTCTACGCCAAGGGTGACAGCATGGAGCCGCTGATTCGTGATGGAGCTGCCCTACTGGTGGCCATCGATTCTGGCCTGACACTCCAAGATCTGACCCAAGGTGCAGTCTACGCCATCAATTTCGACGGCAAGATGCTGGTCAAGACCGTGCTCAAGGACCGACTTACGGGCCGATGGGTAGCACGGTCGGTCAATCCGAAGTACCCAGACGTCCCGCTTGAGGGCGAGGCTTCCGTCAGGGTGCTGGGTAAAGTTGTCTGGGCTGGCGCCAGGTTGTGAATTTGAGCAATCTTACCTAAACTTATCGAAAATCACTAAGATTGGATAAGATTACTAAATATGGACCCGCGTCGAAATCCTTACTCCCCCGGGGCTGGCACACCGCCACCAGAACTAGCTGGACGAGATGAGATCATCGAACGTGCAGCTATCGCGCTGGACCGTATCAAGATGGGCAGGTCCGCCCGAAGTGTGATTCTTTATGGGTTGCGTGGCGTGGGTAAAACCGTGCTCTTGAATAGGATCCGAGCCAACGCCGATGCGCATGGATTTTTCACGGTTGTCATCGAAACTCCTGAAGAACGCTCACTCCCTTCTATCTTAGGACCAGCCCTTCGAGGCACGTTGTTGAAACTGAACCGTGTCCAGGCGGTTAAGGCAGCCACAGGCGAACTGGCGAAAAGGGCGATGCGCGTACTCGCCAGTTTCGCCAAAGCGGCTAAGATCAAGTACCAGGATGTCGAGTTTCAAATCGACGTCGATCCAGAACTTGGCTCCGCGGATAGCGGGGATCTCGACATTGATTTGACCGAACTAATATTGGCCGTAGGGCAGGCCGCACAAGAAAGCGATACTGCGGTCTGCTTGTTTATTGACGAACTTCAGTACGTGCAAGAGGAGCAGCTTTCTGCGCTGATCACCGCCCTCCACCGAGCAAGCCAAGAGAGCCTACCTATCACTATGGTTGCCGCTGGGCTACCCCAATTGTTAGGGCAAATGGGGAGGGCCAAGTCATATGCAGAGCGCCTTTTCGAGTTCGTGTCGATCGGAGCGCTAGATGTTTATGAGGCGGAGCGAGCGTTGTGTATTCCTGCGAAGAACGAAGGGGTGGAGTTCGATAAGCAAGCGATCGCAAGCATACTCAGCAGCAGCGAAGGTTACCCCTACTTTATTCAAGAATGGGGGAAACATTCCTGGGATTGCGCGGGCGCGAGCCCCATCACCCAGAATGACGTTGAATCGGCAGCCGCAATAGCGCTAGCCCAACTTGATGCTAGCTTCTTTCGCGTCCGATTTGATCGTCTGACGCCGGCTGAGAAACGATACATGCGAGCTATGGCAGAACTTGGGGCAGGCCCCCACCGCTCCGGAGATATCGCCGCCAAACTCAAACGAAAGGTGGATTCAGTGGCCCCAACCCGGAGCAATCTAATTCAGAAAGGGATGGTGTATAGCCCGAACCACGGTGACACGGCCTTTACGGTGCCAATGTTCGATGGTTTCATGAAGCGAACAATGCCCGATTGGGAAAAGGGTTGAAAGGCCAAGCCACCTCCGGGTGGCTTTTTTGTTGCCCGTCAACAAGTAGGAGGCCGAACCTCGAGTCAGCCTCCTTCAACCGCACGCGAGAATCAAGCCTTCATTCGCCGCCCGGTCTATGTCGGGGTACCGTCCTCCGGACTGCGCGATCTGACCGCCCTTGACCCCAGCGACAAAACTCTTAAAGCCAACATAGCCTCCATAGCTGTTCTTTGCGTTCACCTCACCGCAAATGACGTTGCCGTCCTTGTAGGGCGTCAGCCTAACGTTGCGAAATTGCGCGCTTGACGGATCTTTCAAGGTTTCTGCTAGGGCTTTCTTCGCCTGCTCCACAGCGCTCTTCTTGCTGTTCTTCCCCAAATATTCCGATACGGAAGCTGCGTACGAGTCGACGAGCTTAACCGACACGTCTTTGAGTTCTTGGTAGCTATCACGCTTAGGCTGCGGAGTGACAGCCCCGGAAGCCGACGCGCCTCCACCGATGTATGTGTTAGCGCCGGTGTAATACTGACCCACCCCGTCGGAGTAAATCTGACCCACCTGGGCAATGATGGTGGCTTTTTGGCCACCGACAATGTTGACTCAGGAGCAAGCAGTGGAGATCAAGG